GAACGATTCTTGCTAACGTCACACCAACGGTTTCTGGTGCTGGCAACAACCAAGTTACCTTCACACCGAACGCTGACAGTGTGGCTAAGACAGGAACCTACCGCTGGTCGCTTAGAGAGACTTCCAGTAAAACAGTGTATGCCCTAGGTGACTTTGTTGTAGATCCTGCTGCACGGTTATCGTAATGGTTAAAGTGCTGTGTCGCTGTGGTCAGTTTTATGAGAGAGGCAGCAATTGCCAAGCTTGTGGCCCAGGCAAGAAGCATGGACTGACCACAGCACAGCGCGGTTACGACCATCACTGGAGGCGACTATCGGAAAGGATTCGGACGGAGGAAGTGTTCTGTGTGGACTGTTTAGAAAAGGGATTTTCGACACCCGCTGAAGAGTGCCATCACGTTATAAAAATCAAAGATGCCCCAGGGTTAAGGCTAGACCGTGGGAACGTCATGCCGTTGTGTAAAGAATGTCATAAGACACGAACAGAGAGAGGGGAATGATATGGTAGGTACTCCAACACGTAGCGGTGGTGCTAGGCTCGTTGGCAATCACGATAATTCAACGCCAGACGGTGGACCTGTCAGGCCGCACTGGTTGACTGAGAAGCAGCAAAAGATTTGGGATGAGATTCTGCCGACGCTACCAGAAGAAGCGTTACGTAAGCGCGACCAGCATTTGCTTGCAGAACTGGTTTCTTATATTGCTGCGATTCGTCGTATCAATATTGAGTTTGACGAGAACCCTGCTGACAAAGACTTGCGATGCTCGCGGACGCAGTACACTCAAAAGATTCAGCAGATTTCAGCACTGTTTGGTTTATCGCCAGCAGATCGCAAGCGAATTCAGTTAGAGACACCGAAGGAAGAAGAAGACGAGTTAACGGAATTTTTAGGGTAGTTTTCAATTAAGGAAGAACCCCATTATCTCCTTTATTACTGCTAAGGACAAAATGGAATCCTACGTCGCGGGAGTGCTAGATGGTAGCATTCTTGTTGGTCGTTGGGTCCGCTTGGCAGTCGAGAGGTATGTCAAAGACCTAGCTAAACAGGACAGCGACGACTTCCCGTATTATTTAGACCAAGAAGAAGCAGAGCGTGGCTGTCGATTCTTCTCAAGAGTTTTGAAGCATTCCAAAGGTGAATGGGCAGGCCAGCCATTTGAATTGGAACCATGGCAGGCGTTTATCCTATGGAACATCTATGGCTGGAAGCGATTAGACGGTACCAGGCGATTTCGCAAAGCGATTGTTTTGGTTGCCAGAAAGAATGGTAAGACGCAACTTGGTGCAGGGATTGCCCATAAAGGTGCTGTCGCAGACAATGAGGCAGTTGCAGAAGTTTACTGTGCTGCCACCAAGAAAGAGCAGGCCATGGTCCTGTTCGATGAGGCAGAGCGTATGGTAAGGCAGGCACCTGCCTTATCAAAACATTCTGCGATTCGCCACCATCGAATTCTATTTCCCAACACTGGCAGCAAGATCATCCCGCTAGGGTCCGATAAGCCTTTTGACGGACTAAACCCACATGCAATTCTTCTCGACGAATTACATGCGTGGAAAGATCACCATCGACCATTTTTCGACACGATGGTAACTGCCTGTGGTGCTAGGCGACAACCATTGCTAGTGATTCTAACAACCGAAGGTGATACAAATTCTCGGTTATGGATCAACGAACGAGACTATGCGATTGGGATGCTAGAAGGCAACTACGAGGACAACTCACTGTTTGCAGCATTGTATGCCATCGACGCAGAGGACGATTGGCAGGACGAATCAACTTGGGTCAAAGCTAATCCTAATTTAGGCATCAGCGTTAAGCCTGATTATTTAAGAGAATTCTGTAATGCTGCCAAGAATAACCCAGAGAAGCGGTCACAGTTTCTTCGCTACCACTGCAATCGAGTCGTGTCAGCTACCGAATGGGGTATTGACGTTAATCGCTGGAAGCAACTCGCAGGCGACTTATCGGACTGGCGAGAAGCGGATGTCATCTGTGCAGGCTTTGACTTGGGTGGTTGGGACGACTTAGCGGGCCTTGCCTATTGTGCTAGGTTTCAAGATGGAGAAGTTGAGGATGCAGACGGTAATTTAATTCCTAGTTACCGCTATGAATTTAAGACGCAGGCTTATTTGTATTCCGATACGAAGCGTGACCTCAACAAATTGCCCTGGCTGGACTGGTGCCATTCTGGACTGATTCAGAAGTCTGAGTTTGTCATTAACGAGATTAAGAAGCGGATTCTGTCGGACAATCTTGAATATGCTTTTCATTCTATCGGTTATGATCCAGCTAATGCGGCGCAACTTGGTGAGGACTTTACCAGGGAAGGCATTAACGCTGCCATGTTTCGACAGACGTACACGATGTTTAATGAGCCTGTGCGCCAGCTATTAACGCTAGTGGAAACAGGCAAAATTAGGCACGATGGCAATAGTGTGTTATCATGGTGCGCTGGTAATTTTGCGATTAAACGAGACAGCGGCGACCGCTGGATGCCTTGCAAGAAAGCGTCCAAGGACAAGATAGACGTAATTGTTGCCCTGCTAATGGCGTTTCGCCTAGCTAGCATGGCACCAAGTAAGCCAAAAGGCAACTTATTTGTTTATTAGGAATAATAAATGGCAACTCTAGCTAGGCCAGTCCAGTGGCTAATCGATGTATTTACTGGTGCGTCCACTGATGGCGAGCGTAGAGTTAGTGCCAACAGTGCCTTATCTTACGCTCCTATCTGGTACGCTACAAATAGAATCTCAAATAATATTGGGGCGTTGCCTGTTTCTTTATACAGAAGAACGGACGCTGGCAAGGAAGTCGCCAGCGACGACGACCGCAATATGCTGCTGCATAAGAAGCCTAATTCGCTACAGACGCCTATCGCATTCAAGTCGCAGTTGATGTCCCATGCTCTTCTCTGGGGCAATGCTAGGGCGTATATCGCAAGGTCTGGCAGGCGAGTATCGGAACTTATCCCCCTGCTGCCAGATCGCACAGTGACGATCCTCGTCGAAGGTGAGAAGTACCATTTAACCAAACCTGAAGGTGGCGATAGGCTTAAAATCTTCGAGTCGGTTTCTAATGAGCCAGGGATGCGTGATGTCGTTATCCTGAAGGACGAAGATGTTCTACATATTCCAGGTTTTGGCTACGATGGAGTCGAGGGGTTAAGTCTGCTATCGATTGCAGCACGATCTTGGAACGCAGGTATCTCTGGTGACAAGCGATACAACACGCAAACCAGCAAAGGCTTTGCTGCTAAGTTTATGCTCGAAGCGCCGACAGGCATGTTCCGCAACGAACAGGATGCGAAGAACTTCCTGAACCTATTCAATGAATACCACTCTGGTCCAGACAATGCGGACAAAGTAGGCCTGCTAAGAGAAGGCATGAAGCTACAAACCATGTCGATGAGCAACTCGGACGCCCAGTTCCTTGAGAACAGACGCTACCAACGGCAGGAAGCTGCCTTATGGTTCATGCTGGAGTCTATCCTTGGGGATGGTGCCAGCGAAGCCTATAAATCGCTCACTGAACGTAAGATGGCGTATCTGGAAAACTGCTTGACGCCATGGATTGTCAAATGGGAGCAAGAGCTAGATAGCAAGTTACTCTCTAGTCGAGAGATGAAAAACGATAGCCATTTCTTCAAGTTCAATGTTGGTGCCTTCATGCGTAGCGATTTCGCTGGCACCATTTCGACATTATCGCAAGCAGTGGAGAGCCTTATCCTGTCTCCCAACGAAGCTCGCGACATCATTGATTACAACAAGCGTGAAGGTGGCGATGAGTTTGTCAATCCATATACAACGAGCAATCAAGATGCAGCAGTAGAGGAAGAAGATTCTCCAGAAGACGACATGGAGGACGAATCAGAGGATTCCGCCTCCACCCTGCAAAATAAGAAACTGCAATACACTGCTGTTCGCGCCCACTTAGGAAATCTAATTGACGTTGAACGCAAGCGAATCTTACAGTTTGCAGGCGATGCCTCTAAGTTCGTCAGCAAGGTTGCCGCATTCTACGCTAAGTTTGAAGGCAACTTAGGCATTGCTATTGAGAAGGTTAACGGTGACAAGGCACTTGCTAAGAAATGGTGTGCAGATAGTAAGTTCAGTGTTTTGCTTGCCAGTGAGTGCAGTGCTGAAGAACTGAAGGCTAGAGTCGAGGAAGAATTGGCTACGTTTGACAATCGCTTAGATAAGTTAATCAAATCTATTATCCATGAGGTTTAAGACCTATGTTTCGAGTCGATGGTAATGAAATCTACATCTATGACGTTATTGGTCCGACCAGCATGGGGTACATCGGCAATGCGGATGTGTTTGATGCCTTGGTAGAGATTGGCAAGACA